ATAGATAAAAATACTTTTCTTAATAAATATCATATTCAGGGGACAGATAAATCTTCAATAAAACTTGGGGCATTTTTAAAAAAAGAACTTATTTCTGTAATGACCTTAGCAAATCCAAGAATATCACTTGGCTTAAAAAACTCTATAGGTGACTATGAATTAACACGATTTGCTTCAATATCGGAAACTTCTACTCCAGGAATTGCTAATAAAATGTTTTCATTTTTTGTAAAAAACTATAATCCAAATATGGTTTATTCTTACTCAGACAAAAGATGGAATACTGGAAGTCTGTATTTAAAATTAGGATTCTTCTTATGTAAAGAAACAAATCCAAACTATTGGTATGTAAGAAGCCAAAAAAGATATCATAGATTTAATTTTTGTAAACAAAGACTTTCTAAATTACTGGAAAATTTTGATTCCAGCTTAACAGAATATCAAAATATGTTAAATAATAACTATGACAGAATCTGGGATTGTGGTAGTGATAAATTCATTTGGATAAAAAAATAGCCCACAGGAAGCTGTGGGCTAATATATTTTGAGCTACTCATAAAGAGAATAGCATATAAAAATATCTTTTCATTAAACAAAAAAGGCTGACATTTCTGTCAGCCATTCAAGTAAGGAAGAGAAATTTATACTTTTTGTATCGTTACTATTTTTGCCTCTTTTGGTTCGCGTGAAGGAATTTCAACAGTCAATAGACCATCCTTCCAGCTTGCCTTCAAATTGTCAGTATCGTACTTATCATTTGGAACATAATAACGATTTTGAATTTTTGCTGATTTGATGCCTTTTTGAATACGGACATCGCCTTCATCTAAAATTTTCTTTTCTGGAGAACTTACGTTTAAGGTCATATGGTCTCCAAGATATTCTATATGAATATTTTCTTGGGGATATCCAACCAGTGCAAATTCAAAAATCAGATCCTTATTTTTTCTCATGAACAGATTTGTTGGAGGAAATGCAGAGCACTCACAATGATATTGTTCCGCCATAACCCCAAAATCAATCAATCCCAGAAAAAGTTCATCAAACAGATCCGCCATTCCATGTATATTTTTACTCATGGTTTTCTCCTCTATATTAGAGCTAGATATATTTTTTGGTTCCTCAACGAGGCTACCGATTATTGAGCTAGCCAACGGCTCTTCTCTTTAATCACTATTATAGCTTACCATAATGATTGATTTTTGTCAAGTTTTTTATAAGAACTTCTTACTTAGAAAGTTTTTTAAATCAGGCACGTCAAAATTTGGTATTTGTTGTTTAACTTTAGTCTCAAAAAATTTTCCCGGATTTTCTAATTTTTTCTCTATTTTTCTTTCTTTAGCTATTTTAGAGAATTCACCAATAGCATAAACTAAAGCCATTATCCAAAATGTTTTAAGTTTTAAAGTTATTGAATTTGCCTGATAGTCATAGATATACTCAAATCGTTCAGGCAATCTAACTGTAATAGATTTAATTCCTTGTGGAAATAAATGATTAAACCATTTATTAACTTTTGGTTGTGAATCTAGGTATTTTTTGAATTTTCTTATTAGAAATTGCGGAAACCCAATTCTAATAGCATCTCGTAAAATCATTGGGGGTAGTGGTATTTTAAATTTAAAAATTTTTGAAAAAGTAGTCAGAGTAGTTCTAGGTTCCACATTATTCAAAGTATCTTTAAGCCATAAATTACTATCAAAATGAAATTCTGCTTTAATAGTAGAAAAATTTTTAAGTAACATATATTTTTTATCAATTGGGACAAGTTTAGAAATTATGGCATTTCTTAAAGAAGCCATATCAATATCAGAGTTTGTCAACATTTTAGATGGATCTTGAATTGCTTGTTTGGGATTAAGTTGAACTAGAAAATCTACTCTATAATCACTTCCAACTTCTCTAGCTGCTAGAAAATTTAAACTTAAATCTTCTGGCTTTAAATGAATTCTTTGAATAAATTTAAACTGTCGTATATTTGAGTTAGTAAATTGCTGTGTGATGAAAGGCATTATTTTGTTTCACTCGTTAGTTTTGTAACCTTGTTTTCTATTCTATCAAATAAAAATTTTATACTGGCTAATTTTTCTGCCGATTTTGGTTCTATTTCTTGGTATTGTTTTATTAATTGCTTAAGGCTATCTTTATCTCTTTTTATAGCATCAAAATTATCATATTCTTTTTCTATAATTTTCTTTGCTGCCTCTTCAATATCCGTTAATTCTATTTTTGATGAGGTTTTTTCTTCTGAAGCTGGGAGTTCTTTTTTTTCTTCTGGTGCTTCTTCTGGTTTTGTTTCTATTTCTCCAGATTGAGACATTAATTCTGCTCTTGATTTGAATAAGGCTTTTGGATTACGAAGTTCTTTTATAGTAATAAGATTTCCTATCAAGTTATTTCTTCTTAAACTATCAAAGTCTTCCTCAGATATTATGGTTTTAAGTTGATGTTCGAATTTTTTAATTTCATTTTCAATTTTTCGTTCAGCATCAACAAGTTCTTGAGAACGATGAATAACTAAAGGTTGTTTAAGGAAATCTTCCTCTTTTACTTTTTGATAGTAGTCCGCTTCATTTCCAGATTGTGATTTTATATGTGGAAGTTTTCCCCAAGTTTTTGATTCCTTTTCACTAAATTTTTGAACCTTTTTCATAGAAATGAGCTGGCTTAAAAGTTCTTTTTTTGATTCGGCTACTTTTTGAAGCATCTCACCTATAATAGAAACATATGTTTTTTTAAAAATATTAAATACTCCGGGTTCTGTAAGTTTCTTAATTATTTCTCTTGCGAAAAAATATTTTCCAAAAGCTAGATTAAAACTTCCCTTCTTAAAAAATACTTCCTTTTTTTGTGTGGTTAAATCTATACTTTTACCAGCCCACAAAGCACGTTGTCTTTTTCTAGTATCTCGCAATCTTTTAAAATCTTCTGGTGACAAGTCTTCCTGTTCGGTAGAGGTAAGAAGAACTTTATAATTTTTCATTATTTCATCATAAACTTTTTTAAGTTCTTCTTTAGAAAATCCCTCTGGGGCTTCGCCAATGTCAAAATGTTTAAATACTTTATTTACTATGTTGTAATCAATATCGGGAACATCTTGCTCAAAGTCTCTTTTTAAAGTTTCTAATCCTTCTATTTGATTGGTGTAGTCCTCCATCCTTTTTCTTAGATCTTCTACTTTTTCAAAATATTGTGGTCCACGAGCTTGAATTTTCTTTCTCCCACTTTCTGTAGATGCCTTAAATTCTTCTTTAGATAAACCTGTAATATCTTTTGAAGAAACGCGAGAAGAAGATTTAATTATTCTTTTTATTACTTGGTATGGGGCTAGAACATTTTTACGAAAGTTAAGTATATCATTAACTAGTTGCTTTCCATACTTATTATAAACAGTTCCCATAATAGAAACTTGTTGAGGAGTAAGTTTATAAACTGTTCCATGGGAAGAAGCACCTAAAGAAGCACGAATTTTCTCAGCTCCTACTATTGCCTGTCCTTTAAATTTTTTTCCTTCAGTGTCTATACTCTTGAATGTTTGAAATAGTTTGTTGTTTTTAAAGGCATTAAAGACCTTTTGTTTAAAAGCGGAAAATGCTATAAATGGAGTGAAGGGAACAAAACTTTCTTCTAGAACTACTTTTTCTTTATCAGTTTCTAGTTCTTCCATCATTATTTCTACAAATGTTTTTTTATCAGCCATATTAACCCCTTAAGGAATACCTATGACTTTATCTTTACTTGCAGAATTCTCTAATTAAGAAGTATATTTTTCTAACCATTTCCAATTTGGGTAAAGATCTAAATTTTAGGGAATAGTCTTTTTCAATTGAAAGATAGCCCGTTTTATATGTATTTGGCTGGGCACTTGTAGGAATTCCTATTTCGTTCATAACTTGATTATGTAGTCCTTCATTGACGTTCCAGATGTAGAAATATTGTCTTTCTTTACTTGGCATCCATGCTACATATTTACATTCATTTGGTTCATCATAAAGTTCATTGTTTGATAAATCACTTATTTCTTTTTTTGTAGGATTAACGTAAATTCTTACTCTGCCAAGTTCTGTTTTCTTTACTAGTAATTCCTCTAGCAGATTTTTAAATGTCATAATAATAACTTTACACTACTCTATGACAGAAAATCCTGCCTTTTCATAAGTATTCCTCCTTAAAACAGAATGTCGCTCAGTATATAAATTTCCAGAATCTTCGAAGTCAATAACTATAACATCAGTTTTATCTGGTCTAATTCTTAATCCACGGCCTAATTTCTGGATAGTTTCTATTTTAGATTTTCCACCACTAGCTATAATAAGAAGTTTAATAGCATTAATAGATATACCTTCATTAAAAATTGATGAACTTATTATAGTTTTAATCTCACCAGCTTCAAATTTTCTAATTACTTCTTTACGATAAAGGGCATCATCTATACCACTTACAAATACAGAATCTGGAATTAGTTTAAACAACTCTTCTCCATGTTCTATTATTCTAACAAGTATTAAAGTTTGTAAATTGTGTTTTTCTACTAATTCTTTTATTTTATTGTTCCGGTCAATGTTGTGGACGATACAATCATTGTAAGCAGTGCTCCAAGATAAAGTGTTATGTCCATTATTCTTAACAAAAGAAATCTTTGGTTTTGCAATAACTTCATTTTCCATTAACTCCTTAACATCAACTTTATAAATTACGTTGCCCAGAAATTGTCTTATTAGAGCAAACTTATATTTATCTCCACTATTCGGTGTCGCTGAGAATCCAAATCGGATTGGTACCGTTATTGTAGAAAAAAAATTTTGGAAAGCGGACGCTCCTGCCCTGTGACATTCGTCTACTATAAGGACTTTTACATTCGCAATCGTCGAAACTTTCTTTACAGAGCCTATGGTAGCTACGACGACTGAAGTTTCTAATTTTTGTGATGTCTGGCTGTATATGGCTTGGGCCTGAATTCCTTGTTCGCATAATCTATCTTTTAATTGTATAGCTAGACTTATCCTATTTACAACTATTAAAGTTGGAAGTTTTGTAGCTTTAATAAAAGCAATCATGGTTTCTGATTTACCAGATGAGGTCGGTGCTTCTATAATACCCACATTAGTTTGAAGCATTCTTTTTAAGCTTTCTACTTGGTGTTCTATATATTTATGATGCGGAGGAAATAATTCTTTTAACAAATCCTTTTCTATAGTCGTTTGCAATTGGTAAGGAAATTTTGATCGCTTGTCTTCTATTTCCGTAACTTTTATATTTTTTCCCTTTACCAGAAGTAATAAATCTTGCAGAAAACCAGAAAAAAGAAGATGTAAATTTTTCTTGCTCTTCATAAGACATTTTCTTTTTATCTTTCGTTTATCGAAAGAACCTCCTATAAAAACAGCAGACATATCATCAAAACTAAAAGCATCTTTAACAATTCTTTCTTCTGCCGCTGTGTCAAATATGAGAATTATAAACTTATCATCTATGTGTATTTTCATCTAGAAAATGGATACTCTTTCTCACCCCAAAATTCTTCATACCCACTCATAAATCTGTTAACAAAATCAATACAAAAAAGTGAAAAATCTTCTGTATACCGATGTCTTTGTATAATTTGTATATCTCTACCAAAAAAAAGGGCTAGGTATTTTATTTTATAAATTACTGGTTTCCTTTCTCTCACTTCTTATAAACCTTATAAAATTTTGATTGTCCGAATCTATTATTTATAGAATTAATTGAAAAATGAATGACAAGATAATCTCTTCTGTCATTCACTTGTATTTTCTTTATTATAGAAGTATCACAAAAACCACGGGTAAAAAGATTTTTAATAAATTTTATTTTTTGATTTGTTATGCGGATCATAATTTATATTATATTAAAATTCTTGTTTTTTGTCTATTAAACTCTTAGTAAATATCCACTAGGATTACTTGAATCCATCGGCTGAAGTATGGCATCTGGTATAAACTCTGCATGCTCTGACAAAAACTTATAAAGAGCCATTCTTGGTCCAAGTTGATTAGTATCCTCAACTACCAAATAACTACCTTTAGTTACTAATTTATGATATAGATTTAATTCATTTAAAACATGTTCTGTTGTATGTTCTGAATCTAGGCTAACTAATACTGGTGATAGTTTTCCAATCCCTTCTACTACTTTAGAAAAAATATTTGGATCTACGCTAGAACCTATTAAACGATGAATATAAGTATTTTCCGGAGCTATATACTCTTCATCTGTAATATCAATAGTTATTACTTTCGCATCTGGAATTCTCATTAGATTCATCATGTGAGCGAAAAATAAAGCACTCCCACCAAATCTAGTCCCACATTCCACAATTACTTTTGGCCTTATCTTCCACATCATTTCTTGATATACCATAACATCACTAGCAAACTTTACTATTCTAATCCCCATGTATTGCCCAGTCATTTTTTACCTCTATTAAAAATATACTTATAATCGCTTCCCCAGCCTGTAGCTGGAATAACTCCAAATAAAAACCTATATCCTATTATTTTTTTAGTTTCTATATCTACTATTTTAGTTAGTCTTATAAAAAACCATTGTAGTATACACAAATTTAAAAACTTCAACTTTGTCATATTTTCTCCACATCACGAGACATCAATTTCATCATTTCTTCCGAATCTAGATCTTCTGTAGTTTCTTCTGCTACAACATCTATATCTTTAGTTTGAATTTCTTTCTTCCCTTCCATAATTCTTTTTTCTGCTTCTTCAAGTTTAGCCTGAATTTTAGAAATTATAGAATCTTCGTTCTCTCTTATTAAAGAAATAAAATCTTTCTTATAAAAAGACTTATCAAATACCCCATTCATAAAATACATAACTCCAGTTTTTTTTATTAAACCAAAATCACTACATAAAGTAAATAACCCAGAGTATCTAGCTGGACCCATAGAAAAATCAATTAAGAAAGGAATATTTCTAAATTCTGTTCCAAATCTACTTTTTATAATTTTTGCTCGTATAGTTTTTAAAGAACTACCAAGTGCTGAAGTTCTTCTTTCTTTTTCACTCTTCATTTCTGTATCACTGACATCATCAGTTTCTGAAGTTAGGAAAAGCCTTATTCCTAGAGAAGGGTTAAACTCAACTGCCACCCCTCCACTTGCTTTATAGGGATCGTAGATATTTCCTATATTGGTATATAATTTATTAGCGAAAATAAATGCGATATTTGTTTTTTCAAAATCCACATCAAAGTTTCTAAAGAAAACTCCAATATCAATATTTTTTGCTCCCATGTCTTTAGTTCCAGACATTTCTCGAACTGATTGTAGGTTACCTAGAGAATCTAGTATTATTAAAATATTTCTCCTTATTCCATTGAATCTAATGGCATTAATAAATCTTTTTAGAAACCTTGTAATTCCTTCTTCATAAATATATTTTTCATCTTCTTTCTTTTTAGGAAATTTATTATCTGCTATTTCTTCTATATCTGAATTACTTTTATTTATTCTATAATTTCCAAAAGTCTTGAATTTCTTAATTCTAACTTTTTCCATGTTTACACCAGCAAACTGAAGAAGTTCTTTAGAAGAACCTCCACCTTCTGATTCTAGAAGTAGTACATAATCTACATTAGGGTCTTTCATAGCACAAGCTGCTAAAAGCGACTTCCCGGTAGAAGCCAGCCCATCTATGCTGGTAACTCTACCAAATGGATAAGCACCTAAAAGATTTTTAGAGCAAATATAATTAAGTGCATAAACACCAGAGTCAATCCAAGTCTTTACACTTGTATCAACTTTAGACATATCTATTATGTCATCAAATTCTTTCGCTATTGCTTTATCAATATCCTCGAACGAGTTCTTGCTCGTCTGTGCAATTTCCACAGTCTCCACCACATTCTTTTTCGCCATTCCATCTTCCTTTTTCTACTTGTTCTTGCATTTTATCAACTTCTTTTAACCAATCCTCAAAACAAAATTCATAATCTGAATCTAGATTTAGAATTTTCTTTAATGCTTCTCTCTGGGATCTATATAACATTATTGTAAAACTAAAAAATAAAGCTCTAGCCTCAAGAAATTCCTGCGAGCTTTTCCAGCATTCTTCAGAGCAGTATTTATATTCATAGTTATAATTTAATCCACAACTATTACAAGCGTGGAATTTCTTACCACATTTCTTACATTCCATATTATATCCTTAAAAAGCTAGTCTTTCCTAGCAGTCATCGGTTTCTTATCGTCACAAGGTTTCCTTACTACCGAAAAGATGAGCGTTGGTTAATTATACTAGAAACGCTCCAACCCAGTTAGCAAGACATTGTCTTCTAGCTAAATTCCTTTAATATGTCATCTATAGCATCTTCTTCTACGGAGGCGGGTATAACACCAATATCTCCAGATGGTCCATTAGGAAATTCTGCATCAAGAGTAGGTTCTTTAGTTGCAGGTTTAGTGACTGGCTTTTCTCCACCGATATAGGCACGAAGTGCCTTATCCATTTCATCAACAGAAGAAAATTCAATCAAGGAAGAATAATCTAATGCTTTAGCATTATCTAACAAGGTCTTTAATTTTGCGACTTCTGTAAAAATGGGTGATACATTTGGAGAAGGTAATGATTGATCGTATCTTGACTGTCTCTTTAGTCCCTTCTTCACTAAATTAAAATCTCTTCCAACTTTTGGATCTACTATAATTCCAAAATCTGTTTCCTTCATTATATGAAACAACATTTCAAAAATAGTGCTACCAGTTTCAAAAAATACTGGCTTGGTTTCATCAGATGCTTGGTCTGGTGTATTTCTAATAATTATGCGATAATCATAGCGATCTTTAGAGCGAAGTTCTCCAGCTAGTTTCCATCCATCAGTATTTTTTTCTGATGTTCTATATAACTTTTTAACATAAGTACAAATAGGACATTCCTCTGCCTTATGCTCCTTCCCATTCTTATCAACTAGATCTTGTCCTAGACACTCAAAAGGAATTCTATCTACCCAGTGAATCTGATGTTTGAAATAAAATTTCTTTTCACTCTTACCTTTTAGTGGTGGAAGTATTCTAATAGGAAAAGTTCCTTCCTTATCAGATGGTGGTTGCCAATACTTCTTAGCAATAGAGCTAGCTTCTTTATCCTTCTGCATTTCATCTAGCATCTCGCTCCATTCAACATTTTGTGGTGACATAATACGCCTCCGAAACCAAACTCTTTTTCTTTGCCTTAATGTGCCAACGGCTTAATGGGCGATAGTGTTAAGGGTTTAGCGTTCTTGTCTATAGTATATATGATTTTACATCATATAATTTTCATTGTTTCTTGTCAAGTAAAGAGCCACAGAAAGAAGTTTTTTATCTTATCTAATATTCTTTTTATAAAATCCTTAAATTTACTGGGGCTGCTGGTGCTAAAAAAACTGTAACATCCATAGTAGCTGGTGCAGATTCTATCTTAGTTATTCCATCAGGAGCAGTTATTATACTGGTTACCCTAATAGTTTTATTTCCTGAAGTTGGAAAAGTTATAGATAAAAATGAATCGCCTGTAGTTCCATAGATTGTTGAGTCCCCTAAATAAACATTATACCTAGGAACAACAGTAAGTTTTACTCCAGAGGTATCTTTTGTAACCGGATCCCATAATAATGTTACTGTTTTCTTTGTTACTAATTGTGCCATAAAAATCTCCTTATAAATCTTTCAGTTTCGGCATAATAATTTTTTTCTCTACTCTTGGTCCTTTTGCTTTTACAATTGGCTTTATTACTTTTTTTGTTTTGGAAGAAACACTGATAACCCTGCTACCAAATTCTCTTTTTAGTGATTTTAATTTATTTCTAAATTTAAAATATTCATCATTCTTTTCAAATAGTTCTGGATATTTATCCATCCATCTATTCCATTGTGCCACTTCAAGAATTTCTTGCCCTTCAAAATCTACTTTCTCTATATATCCTTCTTGAAAGTCTTGTGTAAACCCTGACATAAGTTCTATAGATATGTAGTTTTGATTAAGCGGTATCCTATCCCCTTTTTTAAGAGATATTCTTTCTTCACCTTCTCGTGCTTTAATGTAGGCCATCATATTGTCGCCAGCATCTATGAATGTTCTTACTGGTAATTCTATGGTGAAGGATTCTCTTAACCATTTCTTAAATTCTTCATCTTGTTTTTCATTTTGTTGGTCTAATTTTGGGTCATCGACTATTTTTTTAAAAGCAGCTAATACTCTATTGGCATTTACTGTTGCTAGTTGTTTTTTATTACCTATTTTTATAAATTCATCTCTAATAGTATTAATTGCGAAAAGTGGAAACTCCGCTATTGGTTTTACTTTTATTCCCCTTACCTTATCTGATAGAATATGCGGCTTAATAATAATTTTAATGAATCCCATATTATTACTTAGTCCATCTCTATAGATAAAATGAGACATAGTAGGTCTAACCGTAGCTAACTCTGCTACTCTTAATGGTTCATTTCTTCCTTGATGAATTTTTTTCTCTGTTTCTAGATTTATATCATAATTACCTAACTTGATTGCTCCATCTTTTAAAATACCAGCCAATGCTATAGTATTTGTGTAATGAAAAAGTTTACGGATTGGACCACTCATCTCATAAAGAAAATTAGCAAATATCTTATCAGTATTCATGAATGTATCTTTCCAAGAAGCTAATGTCAGCGTAAAGATAAACTTAAGAACTTTTTTGTAGGAGAAAAATATGCCATATATCGCAGGTGCTCCAGGTGGAACAACTAGAATTCAACCTCCATTTTATAGAGGATATATTTTATTAGAAACAGTAAATGGAAAAACATATAAATATGTTAGAAACCAAGTTAGACCAGCAATAGGACTTAGCTGGCTTTCTGGTGGTGATAGTGGAATGTATTATTCTTGGGGAGATACTAGATGTGGATATAATGCTCCATTTAGTGGAGATAGTTATATTAATACTGGTGATACAATTGGAAGAATAAAATATGACTTTGATAGGCTTTCTAATACATGGCAAATATTATTAAGAGGTGGTGATTCTACTCTTATGAGATTCCCCGAATTTGGAGGAGACACAATTACCCTCAGTAGAAGTAATAAAGAACAATCAAATCCAATAAATATACCAGGTGATACATATAGCTATAGATTCTATAAGATAACTCCTTATACTAGGCTAAGGCTTCGAGCAAATCAAATAGTTAGTATAACTGCTATAGAAGAAAGAATGCCTATGTGGTATCAAGCAGCTAATAGAACTTACATGACATAGGAAATTTTATGGCAACCTTACAAGAATTTATCTCCGAATATGGGGATACTAGTTATGCCTTTAATGACCTAAACTTCAGAAAAGGTGCTAAAATAACCGACTCCTTTGGCCTATCTGAAGGTTTTCAAATGGATGAAGACAATAATATGAATTGGGGGTATGTAAGAATTCATACAGGGGTAGATAGAGCTAGTGGGGGTATTTATAAAGGTGTTAAAGATCCAGTAGTTTCTCCATTTAATTTCGAACATTCTGCATTCGCAGATCTTCGTGGAAAAATTTACGGAACAGAGGTTCGTTTATTTAGTGACAAGTATAGTTTTTATTTTCTTATAGGGCATATGTTTCCAGAGGAAATTCTAATTTTGGATGATTTAAAAGAAGGAAGACCTATAGCTAGAAATATTCTAATTGGTCCAGCAGGAACTGATGGTGAATCTACTGGGAGGCATACTCACACTGAAGTAATTTCTATTGGTGACAAGTGTGATATTCTAGAAGAATTACTTCAAGTTAAGTTTGGTGTAGTAGTAGAGAAGGAATATGATAATGATACAATTGTTCAATTCTATCATACACAGGAAAAATTTAAGACTACATTAGAACAAGACATACTCAACAATTGGTACAAACAAAAAAAGATTAGAGGAGCTAGTTTTTCTAATAGGTTTCTTTATCGTTACATAGACGCCAATGGCCACAAAAAGACCCGTTATTCAACGGAATTACTTTTCAATGGTTTGTAAATGAGTTTTGTCTATAGCCAAACAATTTTTAATAAAAATTACTGCAGGGGTAAAAAATATATCTTAAATACTACTAACTTGGTAGATGTAATAAGCCATCAACTTAACCTTAAAAAAGTAAATGGAAAACTTAATTACAGCAGAAAAGAAAGTAGTCTTTCAGCACATAAGATAAAGAAACTATTTGGAGACCTGTGGTAAAACTTGTCCGATAGACTTTCCATCAGGCATTCTAGCTTCTAAATTAGATTGTGCTGCGGCCTGTCTAGCTCTAGACTCTTCTTCATCCTGTTTTTGATTATAGAGTTTAATATAGTATTGATATTCTTCCAGTGGCATCCTACAAATGGATGGATAATCAAATCCGTGATTGACAAGCGCGAAGATACTGGAATAAATCCCTTTTTTGTTTTCTTCGCTAAAAGCGAAAAAACTCTGGACCTATAGGAATAGTTCCAGAGAAGTCACTACCACAGTAAGGGCATGCCACATCCTGAAGTTTATCTACCCCAGTAGTATAAGAAGTTGCTTCTGTTAATTCCGCTCTATCCATCGAAGGTAGAGAATTCATAAACTCCTCCCAGTCTCCTCTAGATAGGGACTTACCATATGGATCTATTATTTCCATGGTTGTGACCATGATATTATCTACTAGTCTCTTGTCTTCTTCATCAGATCGTTTCTTTCTATTCATATTTCTCATATAAATTTCTTCTGAGTGATAAAGTCTAGGAAGAATAATCTTCACTATATATTTTGATTTAGGAAGTTCTACAACTATAGGTTCTTCAAAATCTTCTGGAAGAGTTTCAAATTGAAGTTGCGATATATTTATTTTATGATCAAACTTTTTTTCACAGACCGGGTTCCCACAAGTGAGAGGAAACTGATATTCATCTCCATAAGAGATTTTTCTTAAATAAAATAATAGGAAATTACTATCATAAAGCAATATATCTTTGGCATCAATTTCAGAATCTAGACATCTATCTATAATCATTCTAGTAGTCGAGCCAGTTTTAGCAAATCTAGAAGTGGAAAGAATTTCCTCTTCTTTAATAGTCATTGGTCTAATTCTAATAAAACCCTTAAGTATATCTGTGTCTGTTGTTACAGAAGTATAAAGTCTTCCACCACTGGGAAGAGGAATAAGCTCCGCAGCAGAGAAATTAAATTTTCCTTCTTTTGCTTTCTTTTGTTCGGCAACTTTAACAACTCGGTCCTCAAATCCGGGTTCTACTTTATTAACTGCTTGAATGTTTTTAATTTTCGTTAAGTCAATAGCATCAATCTTTTTAGTCATAAAATCTCCTAATCTATCTATGTCTTTACAAGAATTTCTTTAATTAACTAATTTATAATCTAAAAAATATATTTTTCCGAAAAGGATAAAAGATACACTTTTCAACCCTTATCTACTTACTTCGAAATCTTTTCTTTTTTTCTTTCGATAGCGTTTAATTTAATCAACCCGCTAGTCAACTTTAACACTTGACAACTAACTAATAAGTAATTAAGATTTATTGATTTGTAAAAACTTTATTGATTTTGTATTTTCTACACTATAATGATATTTATATAAGTGGTAACTCACTCCGGAAAAGTAGCAAAAGGGTAAATATAACAAAAAATTATATTTTTTGTGTATAATACTTTTAGTAAAGTTATTGTAGTAAAAAGTATTGACAAAAAAGAAATAAATGTCTATACTTTAATTATATCATATTTAGTTAAGAGAGGTAAATTTTTTAAGTTATGATTAGTGAGACATTGTCTTCTTCGATAGAAGAAGCACCAGAGGAACCGCAGGAACCTCCAAGTAAATGGGTGCTAAAAGCACCATTTTACATACAAGAAAGAGATTGGGAAAATTGGCATTGGCAAATGGCGAACAGATTAACTTCATTTTCCGATTTAAAAAAGTTAAAGATAGAAGGTTTAGAAGAAAAGGAATATAAGTTTCCTTTAAGCATAACACCATATTATGCTTCTCTATTATACCAAAAAAATATAAATTACCCTCTATGTAAGACAGTAATTCCTTCTAGCGAAGAACTCATCAAAAGTAAGGGTGAGGAAGACGACCCTTTACATGAAGATGATATGAGTCCTGTTCCGGGACTAGTACATCGTTATCCAGATAGAGTACTTTTACTAGTGACTAGTATCTGTGCTTCTTATTGTAGGTATTGTACTAGGTCTAGGTCGGTAGGAGAAAAAAATTGCTATTCAATAAATCTGGAAAAGGCTGTTCAGTATATTTCGTCTCACAAGTCAATACGGGATGTAATTATTTCAGGAGGCGATCCGTTATCAATGGATACTTCCATACTCCTTATTTTTTTACAGCAGATACGTTTGATTCCACATATAGATGTTATAAGGATAGGTACGAAAATTCCGGTAGTAATGCCCCAACGCATTACTAGTGAACTAGTAAATAGTTTAAAACAATTTCATCCACTTTATATTAATATACATTTTACACATCCAGATGAAATTACGCCAGAAGTAAGTAAGGCTTGTAATATGCTTGCTGATGCTGGTATAGTGCTTGGTAGTCAAACGGTATTACTTAAAGGTATCAATGATGATGCCGAAACGATGAAGAAGTTAATGCTAGGTCTTGTAAAAATGAGAGTTGTACCTAGATATTTATATCAGTGCGATCCTATTACTGGTTCAAAGCATTTTAGAACTTCTGTAGAAAAAGGATTAGAAATAATAGATGAATTACAAGGTTTTATATCTGGTTTTGCTGTTCCAAAATTTGTTATTGATGCCCCCAAGGGTGGCGGAAAGATACCCATTTCAACACAAACTATTCTTGCTAAAGATGAAACTAGCTACAAAATTAAAAACTACTTGGGCAAAGTATATGAGTATCCAATAGAATAATTAAGTAAAGATAAAGATATGAAAAACATATAGATTTCGATGTCGTCTTGTAAAGGTAGTTGTATGAAACAAAGCAACTACCTTATTCATTTAACCACTCTGGAAATTTTCAATAAATATAAAAATGAAATAATAGAAAAATATTTAAATGGATATACTTCTAAAGAACTAGGAATTGAGTATAATATTGCGAGACAAACTCTAGCAAAATTATTAAAATTAGAAAATATAAAAACAAGAAAAAAAGGAGAACCAACGGAAAGACAAATAAAAAAAATGAAAAATACAAATATTGAAAGATATGGAGTAATAAACATCGGACAACTCTATCATCCAAATAAAGGGAAAAAATTATCGGAGCATTCCTTAAAAATAAAAAGATGGACTGGTAAAAATAATCCTAATTATGGAAATAAGATAGGTAAAAATAATGGTTTTAAACACGGATTTAGAGAAGATGTAGGTTTTTATTTTCGTAGTTCTTGGGAAGCAAATATAGCTAGAATTTTAAATTGCTTACAGATAAAATGGGAATTTGAAACTACGAGATACGAAATAAATGAAAACGAAACTTTTATTCCAGATTTTTATTTACCAGATAAAAAATACTGGATAGAAGTAAAAGGAAGGTGGATGGAAGATGCTAGAAGAAAATTTGATGCCTTTAAAAATTTATATAAAGTAAAAGTAAAGGTAATAGATGAACCTTTTTACAAATGGTTGATTAAAAGATTTAAAGAAAGGATTTATCTAGAATGATAAGTTTAAAAATAGGAAAGGAGGCACCAAATGACGATAGAGAAATATTTGACTGAGAGTGGAATTCGCATACCACGAGAAACCCGCGCGGCCAAAATTCTCTATCACTGAGGTCGCCAAGATTTTGATGGAATTTTTTCTGCTATTCTTGCCTATAGGCAATTATCAAAGCAAGGATTAGCACCGCAAAACATTTCTGTTGAACCAATACAATACGGACAAGCAAATAAAAATCAATTCGAAACTAAAAAAGGCAAGATGGTTGTCCTAGTAGACTTCGCTCGCTTGCCGGAAGGTTCGCGTAGACCAGATTTTTGGTCAGACCATCATCAACTAACTGACAAAGATATAAAATCAAAAGCTGGTGGAAAAACTGGTGCTACCGAATATCCAAGTGAATCAGAACATCTTGCTACAATTTATGCTAGTGGTCTAGCTGACTCAACTACAATTAATGCTATTTCTATTATTGACTCTGCTAACTATTCTCACCTTGAAGATGTGATGGATTTACCAAAGAACTTCAAGGAAGCAGGAAGAATGGAGAGGCTAGCTATTCTTACCAATGCCTTATTAACTTCAACTAGGCTTTTAGATAATAGAGCAGCAATGTCAAATATAATAAGAACTACTAACCCATCTCTAGTTGCTTTATATAATAACATATTAAAGCATGTAAGATTAACTGATTTACAAAAAGAAGGAATAGCAGAATTACAAAAAGAAACTCCAGATTGGAATAAAGTAGAAGAAATTAGAAACCGAATGCCTACGATGGGTATGAAGAAAAAAATAGTAAAAGAAGATGTTGATACCTTTGAAAATATTAAAAAAAGGTTAAAAGAAGTTCTTAGTATAGGTGGTGCTGAGGAAGTTATATATAATAATGTTGGCCACTTAAGTAAAGAAGAAAGAATTGAAATTTTTAATTTAATAAAAGAGATATTTAAACATAATAGAAAACCAAGTTTTTATCAAAAAATAATAAAAGAATTATTTCCTATTGAAACAACAAAAAAAACAATTCAACAAATTAAATCTACATCTACTAAGTTTCCTAATAAACCTTTGAAATTAGAAGATACTTATCGTCCAACTACTAGTGGTACCAGTGCTGCTTACATGGGAGGACAACATATAGAACAAGAAAAAAAGAAACATAGAAAACCTAAAATTGATAAGCATCCAGAGAAAATAATTAAGACAAAAAAACAACCCAATAATTATCCAGCTAGAAGTGAAGCTACTCCTAATAGGGGTGATTACATTATGGGTGAGAATTATTATGTAGATGATGAAATGAAGGATGACCTAGATAAAGGAACTAAAAAATCTTTAGCTAGATATAAAAAGAGAAATAAATCAGCATCAACTACAAAAATTAAGAAAAGAAGTATGACAATTCCAGCTAGCGATAGTCATACAATTGATATAGATAGTCCACATGTAAATGAAGCAACTCTAGAAACAACTAAAGAATTAGAAGCACTACAAAAGGAATGGGATAATCTAGCGCAACAAGGAAAGGACATGAAAGATGTCTCCCCAGAAAAATGGGCTAAACTAAAAGCACTTACTAACGAACATAGAGATAAAATAGTAGATACAAGAAAAGAACAAATAGAAACTCAAACCACTCCCGGAAAAACTAAATTCACTAAAGTTGGGGATAAAGGAATAATTATAAAACAGAATCCATTAGGAGGAGGTTCTGTAGAAAGATTTATGGGAAATCTTCTTACCAAGCAAGGTGGAGGTCGTTATCCATTTATGTTTAGGCGCTATCCAACTTTCTTTCAAGTAAATGTAAATCCAGACCTACCAGAAGAAGTTAAGAAGCAAATTGATTTAGGAAAAGTAGGGCAAGAAGTTCTAAAGGAAATAGCAAAGAGATTTGAAACTAAATACAATAAATGGTCTTTTGACATTATTAGAAAAGAAAGTGGTGGACATGCTGGAATTACAAATGTATCTGGTCTAGGAACTCTAGGACTTACTCCACAGAACTTAACTAACAACACTATGGTAGAAAGAGTATTTACAGATTTAGAAATAGATAAAAAAATAGTAAGTGCTTTAAAAAGAGCAAAGTGGGAAGAAGGCGATATAATAAGATTTATAGATAAAGCAAAAAAAGAAGTCGAGCAAATGACAAAATCTCGTGATGCAATGAAACAGATAGATGCGCTAGATAAAAGATTGAAGAAGTTAAAAACTATTAAAACAACTTTAAAAGAAGTAATGCCAGTAAAATGGGTAATTTCACAATTTCTAGATAAGATTAAAGATATTTTCTCTAGAGAAAGAAATAAAATAATGGACGAAATGGAAGATGAATTTAAAAATATACTAGAAGGAAAATTTGCTAATCTTAAAGTAACTAAACCAATTTCTTCAGCAGAAAGATTTAGAGCTAAGAAACCAGATTCACAAAAAGAGATTATACAAAGGCTGGCAAAATAATGGCAACACTAATAATGATGGTTGGTCCAGCAGGTTCTGGAAAAAGTACTTGGATACAAGAATATTTACAAACTCATCCTAAATTTGTAGTAGTTGCTACAGATGATTTACGAAGAAGTTTAACTGGTAATGTATCAGACAATTCACGAAATACTGAAATATGGAGTGAAGCAAAAGAAAAAGTTAAACAAATACTGGTAGCTGGAAGAAATGCTATACTAGATTCTACTATGGTTAGTGAAAAAGATAGAGCAAGTTTTCTAAATTATTTAAGAGGAATTGATTTTGATTTAAAGTATAAAATAATAGAACCAGCACAAAAAGAAGAACTAGTAAAAAGAATAGAAGCAGATCTAAAAGCTGGCAAAGATAGAAGTAATGTTTCACATCATGTAATTGAAAAACAATTAATGAACTTTTATAAAGATGTAAATAGAATAGATAAAGATAAAATAATAAAATAAAAAGGCTCTGTTTCCAGAGCCTCGGTCCCAAGGTAGGGAAATAAAAGAAGCGATGGTAACACATCGCTTTTATTTTTTGAGTAGATTTATGTTATGTAGTTCTTTAAATATCATAGGCTAGAAACGGCACTCTTGACTGCTGGAAGAACTTTCTGTTCGAAAGCTTTTTTTAAAGTATTATATTCCCTAGTCGCTGCCGTACTTATTAGTCCTAATGTATTTTTTATCTTGTCCCAACTGGGTAAAGTAATTCCTATTGCTTGTAGTGGCTGGAAACCAAAAATAATGGAAGCAACTATACCACCAAGAATAGCTACTATACCACCAACTTTTAGAAAAGCGCCAAATTCTTTGCCACGCAACATTTTCATTATATCATTATAATTTCTTTTAATACTATCAATTCTAAGTCTAGCTTGAGTTTTTGTAATTTCACCCTTTTCAAACTTACCTTCAATTCTTTCAAATTCACTAGCTGCTTTTCTAGTTCTTTCAATTATAGGAGACATTTCTTTCATGTCTTTTTTTTGTAATCTATCCGCTAATTTTTTTAGACGCTGGCTAGCCTTAAAGAATTTAATGCCTTCTTCTAGAACTTCTATGTCCTCATCTATATCTTCATCTATTTTAATATATTCGTACTCTTCACCATATTTAACTTTTTCCAGAACATCAAATAATTTACTCATTTCATTCCTCTGTTATTATCTTTACTTAATAGGAATAGCTGGTTTTGGACCAAGCATTTCAATAAAACTTGGAATTGAAGTAACTGCTGAAGGCAGCCACATGAGCCCCAAACCTGCATAAACCAAAAATTGCCAGTCAAATTTATTAAGTATTTTTTTATCTTGTAAAAATTTCTTAACTTGTAGCGCTCTTCCTTTATATCTCTTTAGTTTAAAAGCAACTTGCCTTGCATTTAGATTTCCCTTCTCAAATTCCCGTTCTAGAAATTTTATTTTTTTAAGTAATTCGTCATGAAGAATTTTAACCACCTTGTTTAGGTCAGGTAAATCTGATGAAGGAAGAGTAATTTTTTTACTTTCAAGTTTCTCAATTAGTTTTTCTATCTTTTTACTTAAACGATGAGAACCAGCTACTTCTGTAATAAGATTTAAAAATTCTTCGGTATAAAAATCTTTAGTATCAACAAATTTCTCTAGTTTCATAATTCTATCCTTTTGGTCTAGGTAATATAACATCTATGAGACCTTGTGTTCGTGCAAAGACAAGGGGTAGAAAAATAATTGATAAGCCAGTGCTGATAAGAAATTTCCAGTCTATCTTGTTTAAAACTTTTTTATCTTCTAGATATTTTTTAACAGCTAGAGATTTTATTCTAAATTTTCTAATTCTTTCCAGTGCTTGCCTTCTGTTTATATTTCCTCTTTCATAAGCAATTTCCGTTCGTTTAACTTCTGGGAGCATTTCTCTTAATGCTACTTCTGCTTTATCTAGAGCATTCTTGTCATCCTCTGAACTTTTAATAAATCTTTTAGCCTCAAGGATTTCTAGGAGCTTGTTAATCTTATCGCTTAATTTGTGATGTTTTATACCTTCATCTAGTTCGAGATAATTTTCTAGTAAAAAGCTTTGCAAGTTCATGGTTTCTTTTGTTTCTTTAATTTCTAATTTCATGTCTATATCTTTACTTTTATTTTTGGTTCAGCAATGCAAGGTATTTTTCCTTCTCGTCCATAATTTTCTGTAATTTCTCGAAATAGCCTAGCTTTTCTACAAATTTATAAATCATATTGTTAATTGAGGCATTAGCACTATCGGTAATTATTATCTGTGTGCTAATCTTAAAACTTTTATCTTCTGCGAATGCTTCTTGTCTTAATGAATGTAATAAATGTTTCCCTAGTCTTACCCCATCTATATCTGAAACAATTTCGTTGATTTTAAATTTAATTAATTCTTTTACCGCTTCAATATCTTCTGGTTTTTTTAAAGTTGGTAAATAACTTTCATATGCTTTATAGGCAGCAACATCAGCTTGAAATTCTGTCATAATAGAATCTAGTCCAGCTAGAAAAACTCTAGCTAGTTCAATTACTACTCTATAACTTCCTATAATAGTAGTTTCTTCTACTTGATTTTCCTTTGAGGGTTTCTTTACCCACTTATCTTTTATTACATCGTAAATAGGCCCAGAGTTCTTCCATTCTTCAGCAATGTCATTACGCACAAAATAATTTATAGGATGATTAGTTCCCGGAAGAGTATGATTGTTAGGAAGAGATTTTCTCATCGCTTCTAATTTTTCTTTATCTTGTATATCAATAACAAAATTTATATCTATATCAGAAGTTTCTGTGTATTGAAATCCAGTCATACTTCCCATTAAAAGAACTCTCTGGGGTTTTTTATCTGTATAACCTTTAAGCCAAGTTTCAAGTTTTTTGATTATATGAACCCTTACAGAACTTTTAAGTTTAAGATTTTTATCCCATAACTCTTGGCACATTTCTTCTACTTGAGGATCTAGTATACTTTCATTAATTCTTAAGAAATTGTTTATATCCACTATTCATCTTCCGAATATTTTTTACCATATGCTTTATGTAATATATATTCA